ATCGAAGGCAGCGATAGCGCGTGTGGGGGCGAAGGCTTCTTCTTGGCTCTCAGGGTGTTCTTTCTGGAAGAGGGCCTGGTCGGGGTATTGGGACTTCCTTTCTGCGTACCACTCGTCTGTCCGTGCCGGTCTAGCCCGCCAACCGTAGAAGAGCCGTTTAAAGCCGTTATCGGGTGCCCCCAGGTAGAGTTTCTGGAAGAGGCTCCCCATCTTGTAGGGGCTGACGGTACTGGTCAGCACCAATTGGCCGTCATTGTCGTCAAGACCAGGCTTCACGGCGTTGTACGCTGCGTCCAGGTATTCGTGGAAGTCTGCTTCGTCCATCACGACTAGGGTGGGGTTCAACCCACGACCAGCCGCTTCGGTAGACGGGAGGGTGATTACCCTTGAACCCGACTCGAACGTCATCTGTTCCCTGTTGTCGGGCACACCAAGCGGCATCTGAAGCTCAGGCGGTAACGCTTCATACGTCATTCGGGACTTAGATAGGAATTCCCAAGCGTCCCGTTCCCCCTTGGAGAACACCAACGCCAACGCATTAGGCGTGAAGGAAGCGTGCCACAACACATAAGAGGATAACAGCGTAGTCATCCCAATCTGCCGACTCTTCGCCAACACGATACGGGTATCAGTCGCTAAAGCAGCTTCAACCTCCATCAGGTGCGGCCACTCCTCCAACGTCACCATCCCAGTACCAGGTTCCACAATCTTCACAAAAGGCATGAAGCTCCGGTACTCACGCTTCGCCATCTCGAAACGAGCAAACCTACCCGCTTGTTCAATCTCTTGCCGTGTAGCTGTAGTCGCCATCAGAAGTAAATCCCTTCTTCCCGAATCTTCTGCCCATCAGCCATCACCACGAACATAGGCGTGAACTCCCCGACCCAACCCCCTATGATGTTGAACTCGAAATGCTCCATCGCTTCATCAAAACTAAGACCATCAGCCATAAGCATCTCCATAATCTTCTCACGGTCATATACCGCAACAGGGCCATCATGGAACCGCCACCCTAACCCGATGAACGCTTCATCATACCCATCAACAAACAACATCCCCTCAAAACGCTCATCTTCCCCAAATCGCTCAACTAACGTAGTCATAAGCAAATACTAACACGAACCTGAAGCTCATATGAAACCTGAAGCTGCTTCAGGTACCCACTACCAAGACCCTAGTTACTAGTTACTGTAGGCACAACCTGAAGCAAACCTGAAGACCTGAAGCAACTTCAGGTGCTACTTCAGAAAATATGAACCGTGAAATTTCAGAAAGACGATACAGAAACCAGAAACAGCTAGGCACGAAAAAACAACTAGAAACGAGAGCAGATGGGGCTGAGAGTCCTACTACACCACCAGTACCCGCCCCCCTGATGGTACCACCGGATGCCCCCCGTCAACATTTCCAAGCTACTAGCACCCACCCCTTGCTGTCGGCCAAGTCGGCCAGGCCTCGCCGCCACTGGCCAAATCCTAGCGGCTACCGGCCACCAGACCACAAGCCGATACCGCCAGAAAATAGGCCGTGGCTAGGGCCTAGTCGCCTGGTATCTGTGCCGCTATCGTCACAGACCAATTTAGGCGTGGGAAAAACTCGTGAAAATTCGTTTGCTAGGCACGAGCTAGGCGTGGCGAGTAGGCTATTCAATGTCTAAAATGCTTGCAAGGGGTATTGCATTTCTAGTTTTTATATGGTTTAATAGCTCACATAGTCTCAAATTTACTTGTTGGAGCAAACATATACGAACCAGTCAACGCCTCGCCAGATTCGCCGCAATAGACCGTCACTTTTCGGTCTACATCACAGAATCGGCACAAGGCACAGACTACAGAAACAACACGAGAGCTAGTCTTACATACACTCGATGGGCTAGAGCCTCTACGCTCTAGCAGATATCATCAGGCTGGATATAGCCGGAGTTGGACTCTCTAGATTACGTCTAGAACCTGAGTCTACAAAAAGCCGATTAAATACTGATTCTGGGTACTAGTTACTAGTACCCAGAGGCGGCTATTTAATAGCTGAAAAATCTTATACAACTTTTTAGGAGTACACCATGTTTTGGACAGTATCATTCAGGAACAACCTACCCGTACAGATTGTGGAAGATTACAAGACTCAAGAATTGAGGTTTAATCAGACGCTCGAATTACCCTATAGCCAACACGAGGCAGACTGCGAGAATCAGATGGGCGTGATTAATCGCTGGCTTGAGCGTAAAAACGTGGCAAAAGCTGGCTTTGATTCCAAGGCGGCTAATACTTGGAACCGTCACGGGCAACGAACGAAGAAATCAGACGCTCTGCGCCGGATGTACGTGGCAGACTACCGTGAGGCTCAAATGTGCTACGAATACAATCTGCGCGAGCTTGACCACCTAATCAGGCACAATTCTATCCTAGGCGCAGAGCGGATACATTTCATTCATGACCGTGAGCCTATCGGAAAATGTGAGACGTGCGACAAAATCGACGCCGCGAACGTTAAACACTATTTCTAATCTACTGATACAGCCTCTGAGAATCTCAGAGGCTGTGGCGGCTAGATTAGCCGGAAATTTACACTTGGAGTAACACCATGAATACAGCAACATTCGGCGAGTTCTTGATGGCTGGCAATCCAATAGCCACAGTGAAAGGCTACGCGGTCTATGATGTGACATCACAAGACGTGACAAAATATTTCATAGTCAACGTAGACACAAAAGCAGTTGAATCTGGACGCCTGGAGACTAGTTCCAAGATGATAGGCAATACGGAATGCGTGACCATGATTGAGACGTGTGCTTTCCCTAGCCTGGACACAGCCTTGACCGCAATCGTGGACGATTTGGTGAATGGTAGCCACGCATCATCAGACTGCTATTGCACCACCACAGCACACAAGCACTAATCTACTGATACAGCCGCTCAGAGTCTGAGCGGCTGTGGCGGCTAGATTAGCCGATAATTTAATTTGGAGTGTCCACCATGACAAAGCTTTACAGCACAAGCACGAGAATCGAAAAATCTAATAAATCCGACTATGGCTATTACACTCTGGCGCAGTACCTGTCACCGGCTAGTGAGTCAGGCTGGCAGATGTGCCCATTCCGGTCACCAGCCTGTGAAGAGGCATGCCTTGGTCACTCTTCCGGTCTGATGATTACCAGCACGTCCAAAGCGGCCAGAATCAAGCGCACAACGCTATTTATGACAGACCGTCAAGGTTACGCCACACAGGCAATCAAGGAATTGGCCGCGCTTGAGCGTAAAGCCATCAAAGCCGGAGTATTGCCAGCGGCACGCCCTAACGCAGATTCCGACGTCACCTGGGAAAATATCCGATTCGACGGCCAGACGATTATGGAATTGTTCCCAGATATCCAGTTTTACGACTATACGAAATGGCCGTCAAAGTTCCGACCAGCTAGCCGCCTACCGGCTAACTATCATCTGACTTTTAGCCGGTCAGAAAATACCACGCTTGAAGATATCCAGGCAGAGTTTGACGCTGGCCGGAATGTGGCCGTCGTGTTTGACGAAGTACCGACAGAATGGCAAGGCTGGCCAGTGATAGACGGAGACGCCGACGATTTGCGACACCTTGACCCAGTCGGCGTAATCGTAGGTCTCAAGGCTAAAGGCGCGGCGAAAAAAGACTTAAAGGGATTCGTGGTTCGACTAGTGACCAAAATAATCGACGGTCAGATAGTCAAAATCTAACCTGATTCACTGATTCAGAGGCTCAGATTCTGAGCCTCTGGCGCGGCTGAATCAGCCGGAATTTGCACACTTGGAGAATCACCATGAACGATTGGCTAGATATCATCTACGGCGGCGGCACCATGCCACGGCTACCAAAGCCAGACACGAGCGAGGATTAACCATGGGTTGGAACACATTGGCAAATAAACAATACAACTGCAACCACACGAACATCGTCACAGGCACGATTGCAGAGCCTGGCCGGAACATATCACGCGAGGAATGCACCAAATGCCAGGCGTCACGCCCAATCATCACGATTACAGCCGACGCTGAAACCTTGGAGCAGGCACGAGTCTGGGTGTCTGAGTGTGTCTGGGGAGACCTTGAACCAGAGGACACCGCCAGCCTATCAGACGCACAGATTCACACAGGCATCAACCGACACTACGCCGGAGGCTGGGCGCAGTTCGTCAAGGACGGCGAATAATGGAGACTATCAGCATTCAACAGCCATGGGCCTGGTTGATACTCAATCACGGCAAAGACGTGGAGAACCGTTCCCGGTGGCACTATAAGCACCGGGGCCGGGTTCTGATACACGCTGGGAAGCGCAGAGACGACGATACAAGCCGTTTTAAGGCCCAGCGCGACTACATCGCCAGCCTGGGTATTGAGATACCCGCAAATCTGCCCACAGGTGCCATTGTGGGCGAGGCCACCATAACCGGCACAGTCACAGAATCCGACTCGCCGTGGTTTGAAGGCCCGACAGGCATAACCCTAGCCGACCCGGTAGCCTACGCCGACCCGATTCCCTGCCGGGGCCAGCTTGGCATATTCCAGACACAAATCTAAATCAGGAGAATTCACCATGAACGAAAAATGCATCGTATGCACAAGCCCATGTGAGCATGAACCATCTATATGCGGTGACTGCTGGAAGAACGAATGCCCATACCCAGAAATCCAATGCTCAGAATGCCAGGAACGCGAAGAAGAATTAAAGCGTGCATATCTGACCGAATACGGCGGCACCGAATAGCAGTCAGCGGCCAATCTCTGAGCCTGAATCTCTCAGGCTCAGGTGTGGGCCACTCACTAAATCTAAAGGCCCAGCAAGGAGACACCATGAAGATATCCCTAGCACATAACGTCCATCGCAACGCCACGCACCGAATCTACCAGCACACGGAGACCGGTACCTTGGGAGCCTATCAGCACACGACTGGCAAATTCTACGCCCCTATAACCGCCATTCCCGGCGGCTTCCAGTGGGATGGACGGCGCAAGCACGTCGAGGAATTCAAGAACGCCGCTGGCGTGCCTAACATGGGCCAATACGAACCCTACGAAACCTGGAATAACTGGTTTTCTTTCAACGGCTGGCGCGTCGAGGCGTTTGCCTGCAACCATGAGTCTATACATTGTCAGGACTCCGGTTATCAGCCAGTCACGCAACGCAAGGACTCC